ACTAATTTAAAATTATTAACACCAATTACTTTAAATTCATTTTTAAATTTATCTATTACATCTTGTAAATTATCATTTCTTGTTGTATTATACATAATAATAGATTCATTACCTAAAATTGTTTTATTATAATAAGCATAATCATAAATTGCTAATGTAGTCCCTCTTTCATTTAAACAATTATCCCAAAAAACTATTTTAACCATATATAGTATTTATATTAAAAATATTATATATTATCTTACAGAAGTTTTAAATGTTCCATTTGATGTTCCTTGTACAGCTAATGTTGGTTCAGCCCAATAAATATTAAATTTACATAAATGATTTATTTTATTTAATAAATGGTCTAATGGTATACTTGTAATTTGTAAAATATTAATTACTTGAACCAGCTTTTGTGCGCATTTTTTTGAAACAATATATGAGTCGGCACATCTTGTAGAGCCATCTATACCACCTGGCATTTTATTTTTTAAATCTGTCATTTTTTTATAAATATTCACACCTGGACTTTGTCTGTATTGTGGTATATGTATTCCATGTCCTTCTCCAAAAAATAACATATCCCAATCTTCGGGTAAATCTGATATATATTTTTCTATTTTATTCTTAAAATTGTCAGCTAATATAACATCATCCTCGAAAATAATAGCATAATCGTATTTTTCATTTATAATTTTATAACATTCAAAATGATGTAACATCAAAGATATTTCGCCATCTGTTAGATTTTTAAATTTGGATTTTTCTTTTTGTGTTAATTTATCTTTTCCGTGATTGGAAACAAACTCAAAATTGTTTAAGCCTGCTTTATCAAATTGTCTTAACATATGGGTTTTTCTTTCTACAAGTTTATCATAATGAATAACCAGAATTTGCATTTAATTATATAATATATAAATATTATTCTATATTATCCTATATTAATGAATTGTTGTATTTGTGGAACTGTAAGAAACTGTGAGCCTTATTTAAATAAAATTTTTGAAAATATTGAGAAAATATGTTCACTTTTTGACGATTACCAGATTATTATATATTATGATGAATCGAGTGATAATACAATAAAATTATTGTCTGAATATCAAAAAGTGAACCCAAAAATGTTTATTTATATTAATAAAGAACCTCTTAGTGAATATAGAACTTTTAGAATAGCAAAAGGCAGAAATGTATGTTTAAATTTCATAAGAAAAAATCAGACAGAATTTCCTTATTTTATAATGATGGATATGGATTGTGTAAATTCACATGGACCAGTAAATATAGAACCGATTAAAAGAATTTTGGATAGAGATGATTGGGATGCTGTCTCGTTTAATAAACCAGTATATTATGATATTTGGGCATTATCAATAAAACCATTTTATTTAAGTTGTGCTCATATAGGTGATAGTGCTGGAAGTGCAATGTCTAAATACATTATTAATGTATTGAATAATACACAAAAGGATGATTTGATAGAGTGTGCTTCCGCGTTTGGTGGTTTTGCTATTTATCGTACAAATAAATTTTTAAATTGTTATTATTATGGACGTCTTAATTTAAGTTTGCTTCCTAAAAGTTTAATAAAACAAAATATAGCTCTTTTTAAAGGGCAGTTTGATTATAGTAAAATAGAAGATTGTGAACATAGGTATTTTCATTTAATGGCAATTAATAAAAATCAAGCAAGAATAAGAATAAGTCCTGAAATAGTATTTCCATAAGATAATTTATTCTAACTAAACATAACCTCCGGACTTATCATTATTCGCGCTCCAGATCTTTTCCTCGCCATTTGATGGAATGCCCTGTGCTCGCAATCTTCATATCTGCCTTTTATGTGACCATAATCCCTATAAACAAGTGTTCGAGATTTTTGTGCCTTTGCGTGCGCTTCTATGTATTGTTTTGGAAATATATCCGATCTCACTCTGCCATCATAATACGTGTCTAAAAACTTACGAGTCTTGTAAATCGAGAAACCATTAAACGATGAAATACACGGCAACAGCTGTCCCGGCTTTAAATTGTTTAATAATTTTGTCACATACTCTTTAATGATTCCGTGATAATTATAATTGTCATTAAAATGATTATAGCTGAAACAATATGGATAAATAGAAAGTCCCCAAATGTCATAATATGCCGGTTTTGTATTGAAAGATAATCCGTCCCAATCTTCTCTCTTCAAGTATTTTCTCAAAGTATCTACATTCACTTCTTTACAGTTCACATCATCAAAGTCCATCATTATAAAAAATGGGTACTTAGCTTTATTGTTTCTTACAAAATTTAAACAGAAATTGCGTGCAACGGCTATATTGTGAGTTCTAAATTTACTCACAGGGTTCGCATTTACATATAATTTAAACTTCGGATTCTTATTTTGATACTCTTTTAGAATTTGTAATGTATTATCGCTTGATTGATCATAATATATTAATAATGTATAATCATCAAAGAGAGAACCAATTTTCTCGATATTTTCCAACACTTTATTTAAATAAACACCGCAATTTTTAACAGGACCGCAAATACAGCAATTCATATAATAATTATATTTATTTTAAAATTGAATAAAAAAACATAATTATTGATTAGTTTAAAATAATATGTATACACTTGTTACATCGAGATTTACAAATGATACCCTGGAAACAAATAAAAATTATAAGCAGAAAAAAAATATTGCCGGGTGTATTTACGGTTCGCCTCAAGAAATGTCACCAAAAATAATGTATGATTCACTGGTTTTTGTTATTGAAATGAATAATGATACTGATAAAATTGAAGGCATCGGTCTTGTAAGAAACCGTCCCGATTTAAATAAATACTATAGAATATATGAACATGGCGACTATAATAGATATATATATAAAGGCAATTATCGTATAGATAGAACAACGCTATTAGAACATAACAGCGCACTCGTAAAAGTACTTGAATATGTTTTATTTGGTGAAAAAACACATTTAAAAAGGGGTAGCGGGTTTACGACAGTTACACAAAAATTCTTAAAATCAAAAAACCACGAAAAATGTCAAAAACTCGCATTATATAAAATGATCAAAGTCATCGTGTCGTGTTTTAAAAATAAATATTTAATTGAACACGAATTTAGCAGTAAAGAATGTAATTGAAATCGCTGAAAAAAGAGCACTGAAAAAAGAGCACCAGCAATAAAATCTTTTTTATAATTATAACTTTAAAACAAAATCTATATTTATCTATATTAATCATATGACATCTATAGACACTAATGTTTCAAATTACACTTTATCCGAATTAATGGCTATTGTGGAGTTACAGGACCTCGATCATGACACAATTATTAAAAATACAGATAAACTAATTAATCGATTTAAGGGTAAAAAACCTGAATTATCTGTTTTTTTTCAAGCAATCCAGAGCCAACTCTTACAGTATGCCGACGGATTAAAAGACTCCGATAATGAAGACGAAGAGGGTGAAGACGGGGAAGATGGTGAAAACGAAAAAATAATTGTAGAAGGATTTGGTACCATAACAAATGAAGCAATTTATCCATCCGGCGAAAAACAAGTAACCGATTGGTATACCAATCAGAATCTTACACAAAGCGACCAAAATCAAGTTAATAAAATTACTGATAGAAAGCAAAAAATAAAGACTTTTGGCAGTCCACATGCGACAATGAATAGGGAACAATTAGGAATAAATGATACATACCAAGTTCCTGTCAAACAAGACTCATTAAACCCTAATTTGAAAAACACTATTAATCGGTTAGTTAATCTTGACAGCCAATTTAGACAATATACAAACGGTGTCGATTCGACTTCGACTGATTATACACTCGACCTTTCCGATACATTAAAAGATGTACTTAATATGCGTGTTTTTTCATACCAAATACCTTATTCTTGGTACACGCTTGACGTTGCTTATGGTAATACTTGTTTATGGATTAATGACGGCAGCGCTAATATAGTCGTTTCGGTTAGCCCAGGTAACTACACATCATCACAATTTATAACTGATTTGTCTAACAATTTTACTGCTGCAGGATTTGACAATTATCCACCTGGCGGCCCAGTTTCATATAATCAAAATAGTGGCAAAATAACACTTAATTTGATTGGATCAGACTTTTCTGGAAATATTTTTGTTGGTCCAAACCCAATACCAATACACGTTGAATTTACAGTAAAGGAGACAACCAAAATCATATTTTACGATTTTACTGGTATTCTACAATGTACCAATGTATGTTTAAGTAAAACAAACCACCATTTTAACAACACTCTGGGATGGGTTATGGGGTTTCGTGTTCCTTTTACATATGTTGACCCCAGTGGAAATATAGCACCTTGTGTTTTAGATTTAAACGGGCCAAAATATCTTATATTAGTTATTGATGATTATAATCAAAACCACGTCAATAATAGTCTCGTTTCTATCACTCAATTTTCAAATACTTTAAAAATACCGTCTTATTATTCACCCGATTTGCCTTATACTTGTTTAAATCCTATACAACAAGGTAATAATCTGGAGCAAATCGTTGCTGAAGCAAATCTTCAATCTGTTTTTGACAACCAAAATAGTAGCACGAGTAATGGTTTATTAATAGCAGGCAAATATGAGGGTGATTATAGCTCAACGCAAATTGTATTACCGAGCGCACCAAGAACCTTAACCCAATCACAAATTTATACAATTAATGAAATTAATAAAAGCAGAAATAATACTACAAATTACTTGTCGAAAGCACCTACTACATCTGATATATTAGGTATTTTGCCAATAAAGACCGTTGGTTTATCTACCGGTTCATTAATTGTTGAATTTAGTGGTTCTATACAAGAAAATATTAGGACATATTTTGGTCCTGTAGATATTGACCGAATGTGTGTAAAATTGCTTGATGATAAAGGAAATATACTCAACTTAAATGGCTCTGATTGGTGTGTAACCTTAATTTGCGAATGTTTATATCAATATTAAAATTATTTGCTTATATAAATGGATAAAGTTTTTACAAAATTAGGCAATTTTGGACCTATTATTTTATATATAGCTGCCAGTTATTTACTATGGAAAAAAAATACATCGTTTTATTATTACCAAGTTGGATTTTTTACGTCTGCTATTTTAAATCTTGTATTAAAAGGCATATTTAAACAACCAAGACCGTCTGAAGACCCAAAAGAATTCAATTTAGCTATTAAAAATGGTCACAGATTTATTTTTAAAAATGGTATTCCTCACGATATTTTTGGTATGCCTTCCGGACATTCGTCCGCTTCACTTTTCACGACAACATTTATTTTTCTTTGCTTACAAGATATTAAAATAACATTGGGATTCCTGTTTTATTCTTTATTGATAATGAGTCAACGCGTTGTTGATAATTTTCATACTGTTTTTCAGGTCGCCGTTGGAGCAGGGGTCGGGGCTTTATATGCTTATTTTTTTTATTATTTTACCCAACAAAGCTTAAAGGGAGTAATTGAAGAAAAACCAGATGATGATGGACCTTTGTAAATTTATACTATTAAAAATTATATATTTAAATTATATATTTAAAATTATATGTCTTAAATATATAAATGCTATTGTTTTCAGTTTTAGCCTTATGTTTTGTTTTTGTAAATAGTAGAGAAATACCTGATGTTGTTCCTGATATTAATGTAGATAGTTATTTAGGTCATTGGAAAACAGTATACCAAGCTCCTACCAATTTTATTTTTCAAGGATACGGAACGTGTATTACCGCTGATTATGGTTTATTAGATAATGGTAATATTAATGTTGTAAACACTCAACTTGACGAAAATAGAGAGATAGAACAAATAACCGGATATGGTTATTATAAAAATGTTTCTGAGCCTGGTAAATTAACCGTTCATCTTGAGGGCGTGCCAGTTGATTCGCCATATTGGATTGTAAAATTGGGAGAAATAAAGGATAATCAATACCAATATAGCATTATTACAACACCATCTGGAATATCACTTTGGGTATTAGTGAGAGATATTGATGTGTTTATGGAATCGTATAACAAAGAGGTCATTGATTTTTTAAACCAATATGATTTCAAGTACACAACTGTCTTACAAGATGATTGTAATTATAATTATCAACTTTCCGCTTCATCAATTACTCGAGATCAGATTATGCAAAGAGCCCAAGTTTGGGTCGATGAAAAAATCCCGTATTCTCAAACCGCCACCACAAATGGTTATCGTCAGGATTGCTCTGGATATGTTTCTTATGCTTGGGCTTCATCGACATCTGGCGGCGGACATGTGACAAGTAATATGCAAGAAATATGTACTAAAATCTCCAAGGCTGATATGAAAAAAGGCGATGCTATATTGAAACCATCTACACATGTCCTTTTGTTTGGTGGATGGATAGATTCTGACGCCTTTTACGAATATGCTGAGCACCAACCGGGCGACGTTTGTAGAAAATCAACTGGCTCGTATAATTATTTCGCCACGAATGGTTACTTTCCTTGTCGATACAACTTGGTTTCAAATTAATTTTCATTCTTTTCTTCGGGTACTTCTTCGATTTTCTCTCGAATTGCTCGTCCCTTTTTAAATTTATCCTTGATAAACTGATAAATATATAACATTTCATCCATCTTTTCTTCTATTAATTCCATTTCACCGTAATTGGTTAAGGGATCATCACTCTTATTAAAACCATTATTTATAATGTCTTCTACAGCCATTACATTTACATTAAATTTAACCAAATCCTTACCGATATTGCGACACAATGTGCGCATAGCTTCATTCAATTCATTTGCTGACATTCTATAACAAGTATTGTAAAATATATATTTATTGTATTTTACAATTCATTTTTATTTTTTATTCTATTTTTATTCTATTTTTATTCTATTTTTATTCTATTTTTATTCTATTTTTATTCTATTTCATCCATTATTTCATTTAAAAAAAAATATAATTATAATTATATTATGATTAATTCAAATATGATTAATAATGTTAAAAAAAATTGTAAACTTGCGAAAGGATTTTTGCCGAGTTTTACACCCGAAATTTATAGCTTATCTGTAGATACTTCTCTCGCCGGAGCTTATTCATTTGTAGCAATAAATGGAAAAAACTTTTTACCTAATGGAATAACTACTGTTAATTTTGGCAGTTATAAAAACATTCCAGTTACTTATTCCAGCTCATTTAATATTTCTTTTGTTGTACCAACGTATTTACCCGCAGGCAATTATAATGTTGTTGTTATAAACACTTATAATAGCAATTATAGCTCCAATATAAATAACTTTTATAATCAAAATACAAACTATTCAAATAGTGTGATGTATACTTTAACATAATATTTTATTGTATATTTATATGGATTACTTTTACCTTAAAATATTTGGTCTAATTTTATTTATTATTACCGTTTCTTATTGGAATACTTACTGTAGTTCTTTTATTGAGTCATTTTCTTCAAATAAAAGCTCAAGATCTATCGTTTTATTAGGCGACAGTATTCTTAAAAATAACTCTTATGTTCCTGATGGAAAAGGTGTTGATAATATAATCGAAGAGAGAAGTGATAAAAATAATATAAATATCGAACTTTTTTCACTTGCTGAAAATAACTCGAAAATTGTTGATGTTTATTCTCAAATCAACAAAATACCTCTTGATATTAACAATAAATCTACTACTATTTTTCTCTCTTCAGGAGGAAATGATATCTTATCTTTCTATGTCGACCAACACGGTGACACAAGTGATACAGGGTTTTTAAACACTATGTTGGCAGCTTATAAAAAATTGGTTAAAAGTATTCAAACTCGTATGGATTTATGCCAAATTGTTCTATTGGATATTTATTATCCTACCAGTAACCAGTTTGCACAATATAAACCCATTCTTGAAAAATGGAACGGATTAATCGCCACTTATGCTCGTGAAAATTCATTAGGATTATTACAAATTAACAAGGTTGTTACAAGTAACGATGATTTTACTTTAGGTATTGAGCCTTCTGAAAAAGGAGGTCAAAAAATAGCGCAATTAATTTTGGATTACAATTAATTTATAGTTATATAGTATAAATATGAATAAAGAAGAAATAATTTTGTTAGGTAGTCTTGGCGCAGCAGTCGGTTTATATGGGTTATATAAAATTTTCTCTTCTGGTGATGAAGAAATGTCCAAATCAGAAAGAAACGCAATTATGAATCGACCAAGGTTTGATGATGATGGTCAATATATTGATTATAGTGGACGAGGTATAACAAAACGAAAGAGAAAACACCATAAAAAATCACACAAAAAACGCAAATAATTTATATTTATATAATATAAATATGAATTCAAATTTAGAAGCAATTATCGCTTTGTCTGTAGTATTTATAATTTTCTTTACATTTTATTATGCTACAAAAGAAAATATGATTCCTCAACAATACCTTTATAGTGATAGTAAAACATATATTTCTGGCGCAAGTTATGGTGTGTCTATTTTAACATTTATAGCAATAGTAATATTGGTGATAATAGTACTGACAGAAGTATTAAAATGATAAATAATATTTAAACCCGATAATAAATAAGCATTTGATAACTTTTTGTATAATTCCAGATTATATTTTGGCCGGCATATTTATTGGTTTCTTCAAAATACCATTCAAAATCCGTGTTTAACTTATCCTTCCACTCTAATGGTTCTAATTTATGAAAACTATAACCATCATAAGCAAACTCCTTTCCTTCACATGTCAGCGTCGAGCAAAAATGTTTTTGTGACACATCCATCACAACTGTGCTATCTATTTGGTATTTAGCGTCATTTATTGTGAAAGAAATTGGCTTCCTATCAAAACTCTTTGCATTATTATTAAATACTTCCAGTACTACAACATGCGGCAAATGTGTTAATCTGCTCATTTGCTCTGATAGCACATCTTTCCAGTTATTTGTCGCATCTCTTATGAGCAGCATAGTTATAGAATTATTGTTTAAATAGTTTACTATGCTCATATAGTAAAAAATTGGATTACCCGCCTTACCCACATTATACACATAAGGAACCATTTTCTTATATGAATCCGGTATTGCTTCATATAATTCCTTGATTATCACATTTGTATTCAATTTATATGCAAACTGGTTACCTGTCAAACAAGCATCTACACCAAAATTTAGCAGAGCAAACGGGTCTCGGATTTTATGGGGAATATGTGTACCGTCCTTTTGTTTGCCTTCTATCATCAATTGACGAAAAAAGTGGAAAAACTTGCGACCTTTATCGCTCACAAAAAAGTTGACAAACATAGAATTAAACCAACAATTGCCTTGTAATTGCTTTGGAGGGACTACCTTTTCGGGGTCAACATGCTTGTTTGCCGATAAATTCTTTAAAAGGTACTTTTTGGCTTCTTGTGTATCGTAATTAAAACACTTTTCTCCATAAAAAGCACCTGGGACACCTATTTTTAGGGGCTCTTTTAACTTATATGCGTCTACAATATTGCAATCGGATAGCTCTTGTCTCTGGATTGATTGTAAAGTGACCAACTCTTGGTTTATTGTTGGTGAATACGAATGTTTTCTATTGTTATTATTATTTAAAGGAGAGAAGAAACGAGTAAATTTTTGTATAAATGGTGTAGATGTTTTCATATTATTTAAAGATACACGATGATACAAAGGTATCATTTTTTCTTCTCTCTTATACCTGTTTTTATTCTTTGTTTTATTCTTATTCTTTGGTTTGTTATATGCCTTATTCTTATTTTTCTTTGTTTTATTTCTCATATAAATAAATAATATTTTTTTTCTTTTTTGTTGATGTAATATAAATGGGAGCTGGTATATTACCGACAACAATACATAATGGCAAACTTTACTTTTTATTTGGTAAAGAAAGCAAGTATGAAGACTCCGCGCCCGGGTTTTCCGACTTTGGCGGTGGTACTGATAATAATGAGTCATTTTTAGAAACTGCCATTAGAGAAGCAGGTGAAGAATTTACCGGTTTTTTAGGTAACGACGCCGATATTCGCAAAATGCTACGCGCTCATGGCACTTATACTATCGACTATAAAACAGATGGACATAAAACATATCGTATGCACATATTTCCCTTTGAATATAACCATTGGTTGCCTTATTATTATAATAATAATCAACGTTTTCTTCAAAAACGCTTACCTCCTAACGTGTTTAAAACAACCAAGATATTCGAAAAGGCGGAAATACGTTGGGTTTGCGTTGATGACCTGAAAAAAATGCGACCTCAATTTCGCTCTTATTTCCAAAATATTGTGGATATGATGCTTAACCAGAAAGAAAATATTCACAAATTTATTATGAAAGGCTCTAAATATAAGAAAACCATGAGACGCAGGGTTAAACCCATGGTTAAGAGCAGAAAACATCGTTAATACTTTGGTTTTCTTTTTATAGACCTTTTCTTTTTGTTCGATTTACGTCTTGTTTTATTTTTTTTACCTCCTACATCTACATCACCAGGTTCTGTTTGATATTCATCAGATAGATCTTTCCATTCTGCTTCTTTTTCTTCTTCCCCTTCTCCTATTCCTGATGCGGTTGTTGATGAAGATGAAGATTTTATTGACCCAAGTTTTAATCCTTGTCCAGGGACAGTAAAACTTTCTTTAGGTTGTAAAACTTCTTCTTGTTGTTGTTCTTCTTCTCCTGGTAAACCAACAGTAGCAGCAGAAGGGCCTCCAAAAAACCCTTTTAAATAATTCCCTGTTTTTTCTATTTTACTATAATCTTTCAATCTAACTTCTTCTAAATTTTTTAAAAATATATCTGGTATCATATAACCACTTTGTGTCATATTATTTAATGTATGTTGGTTTATTAGCCATCTAAAATTATTCTCATAATTAATAACACCAGTAATAATATTAACAGTTTTTTTAACAACTATAACAGCCATTATTAAATTATTATAACCTGCTGCGCGATCATAAGGTTTAGATGGATTTTTGAGTGCTGCCGATATATTATATAGTCTTTTTCCTTGAGCATCTACCTCACGTACATATATATAATAGATTCTCACTAATTCTATAATTATATCATTACCAACTGTTATAAAAAAAGTAGATCCATTTTTAACATATTGTAAAAAATTACCATCCTTAGGATTTTCTTGTATTGGTTTTAAACCAAAATATGTTGTGTCATAATTATATTTATCTCTATAAAATTTTATATATGGTTCGACCAGAGCTTTTGAGTCTCGATGCCGTTTAATTACTTCTTTTTCAATCTTAACTCCATTTTCATTCTCCACAATTTCAGTTTCAATGACAAAATCAGGACATGCTTCGAAAAAAATAAACATTCCTGTATTGTTTACATCTAATATGTTTTGAATAAATGGCAAAAAATAACCTTGACCAATATTGTCCTCTATTAAACACGCAAGAATTTCAAAATTTATTTTACTAAAATCTAAAGCTGGTCCAGAATATTTTTCTCTTATTTCTCTTAAAATATTTCCGTATCTATTACTTGCGGTTTTAAACTTAAGATTTTCAGCAGGAAATCCGCTTAATAAAGTTTCTGATTCATCTATTTCAAATGATTGTTTAATACCATTTATATAAATAGCTGAACCATTTATCTCTCGTGCTAATTGTTTCATAATTTTAATTAAAAACCATACTTCTTTTGGTATGTTTGGTTGTAGACCCCCGGCTGTTGGTTGTTTTTGTTCAAGGTGTACACCATTAAAATTATTACTCAATACTAAATCACTATATCCTTTTGAAAATTGTGATATATCATCAGGATAAACAATAAAATCAATTACATTGCGAACTATAGAAAAATTTAAAGGCTGATTCTGACTATTTAAATGATCTAATATTATAGTATCTCTATTTACATTTGCTTCCATCTCATCTATAATAGCTCCTATATTAGGTGGTCCTCCAGAAGGCTTTTCACTTAAAATTTTCTTATTTTCCGCTTGCATCCTTTTTGAAGCGTTTATAGAATCACCTAATTCTCTTTTTACTGTTTCAATATATTCATTTGATTTTTGAATCATAAAATCATTTAAATTTGCTGCTGGAAAGGTTATATCCATATTTATATTATTAAATGGAAATTCCACTCTGACACCAGGAAAACCAAAACTTGTCATCAGCTCTCTTATTCTTTGAGGGTCTTCTTGTCCATACCACCCCCCTCTTTGGATTTTCCTATAATTAGTTTTTTTTGTCCTCCTTTTAATATTGGCTTTTCTAATTTTTTTCTTCGAATGTTTCATATTCCTTATATATTACATATTTATTTTTTTTGACGGTTTTTTTATTTTACTATTATAGCAAACTTTTATTGCTTCAACAGTCATACCACTCTGTTTTGCCCGCCTCTTGTAAAAATTATCCATTAATATTTTTGTCCGTTGACTTTGTGTATTAACCATTATTTTGTCCATTTGTCCATAATAAAGCGTATTACATCTGCTTTCATTTGTTCTCGCATTTGACGCGATTATATACAGGTTTATCAGTATTAAATAATATATAAGCATTTCAATAATATTTTATTCGAATATTATTTAAATTTATTTCAATTTTTTAATAAATTTTCCGGTTAATAAATTTTCCGGTTAATAAATTTTCCGGTTAATAAATTTTCCGGTTAATAAATTATCACATTATCAAGTCCAATCACTTCGACCCCTCGTGTCCAATCACCCAAAATTTCGATTTCAAATTCCGCATCAAATATGGTGTCAAAATTTACCTTTGTTTCAGCATCGTTATACCATAAATCGCCCCTCAATGGCACATTAAATGACACCATATTACCGTCATATTTTGTAACATATGGATATGAAATAGTGACACCATTTACGAGTTTAATTTTAATTAAAGCGGAACAATGATTCAAATGGCGGAAATCACCCATAAAGCTCGTCAGCGTAAAAGTCAGCAATACTGGTTTCCCACTGGTTTTATCGAGTGTTATTTTTATGGGCGGCGACTTAAAATACCATAGATTTTTATCGTCTTTATTTTTCGAGTCCACATTTACCAAATCGTCTTTTCCCATTATATAACGCGACATCTGTGTGTTACATTTTTTATCTTGTAAACTGTACGCCTGGTGTAAAGCGTCGCTTTCTAATTTGTTTCCTGTTATAATCCAACCTTCGCTGTCCAATAAAAACGTGTTTTCGTAAAAAACCTTACCAAATATGTTACGGTTTTTGAGAATAAATATTGCGATTATTAGTAAAAATATGTTCATTTTATTTGTTTGTTTAGTTTATTTAAGTATCTTTATATCTTTTCAATTTTATATTTTAATTTCGTTATGTATTATGCTCATAAAAAAACAGAAAGCATATAAATACCTGTTGCGATTACAGTGCTGGATAATAGTAATGCAGATAAAAAAAAACATTTATTATTGTACCAATGTTTATTTTCGGTTTTAACTAATGAATCTGTAATAATATTTCTCTCTTTTTCGTTTGTTATGTCTCGACTTATTTTTATATCGTAAAACTCATTTGATGAGTCGCTCATTCTTTATACTAAATTTATATATTTATATATTTATAGATTTAATTCCTTTTCTAATTCAGCAATACGGGCTTTTAGTGCGTTGTTCTCGTGCTGTAACTGATGAATATTTCTCGTTGTCGTCGCACTCGGTATTGGGTTAGCGTTTTTATACATAGTCCAACAATCATTCGAGCCGTCAAAATTGGTATGGTACAAAATAAAATTACCAGTTTCATTTATGGATTTTATAATTTCTACACTCCATTCGTATTTTTCATCTCTATAAATAGTTGCGGTTTGGTATTCTGAATCGGTTTCGATAGGCTCAAAATCTACGCGATAAACCTTCCCCAAGAAATACTTCCAGAATATGTTTTTTATTATATCCTCGGTATAGGATATTTTAATTCTTTCGATGGTTAAGCTGTTGAATGACATTCTTTAAAATATGGATTTGGATTTGCTTTTGCTTTTGCTTTTTGGTCTTTAAATTGTATTTTATAACTTATATTTTTTAACTTAAAAGAAATTCAATTTTTTTTTTGATTAAAATTAAAAATAAATTAAAATAAAAATATATTATAAAATGAAAATCACTCACACAATGATTGTAATGTTTGTCGGCAGTTTTGTCATTCAGTATTTTTTGATGCCTCCTATAATGATAGACCAATTTTCAGACTTTACAAATAACTTGGGCAAAGCATATATGTCCGTAATAATGGCCGTCTTTATGGTTTTAATCGAGGTCGCAATGCACGACCATCAATATGACGTATGTAGTACCAACTTTTATGTCGCGTTAATCGGCTTGTTACTCTTTTTTATTTACTTGTATAGAAAGCAAGTAGCTATTAAAGATAAACAATATTTAGAGGGGATGATCGAACACCACTCTATGGCGCTTTTAACCAGTAAGGAAATATTGAAAAAAACAGATGATTACAATATTGCCAAATTGGCCAAGAATATTATTTCGACACAAGAGACCGAAATTAAGACTATGAAGAGTTTGTTAAATAGGTATTAAAGTATTTCATGGTTATCTGACCAGTCATCCGATGCGACAAGTATTGATAAATCCTTCAAAATATAAATATTGTCCATTTCTGACGCCTGGTTTGTCTCTGTAAGTGCCGCACGGATCGCGTTTATGATTATTTCTCTCTGTTCTTTATTTTCCAAAGTGTTTTTATTAATGATTATCTTGCGAGATTTGTAGTCAAGCAGGTTATATGTTTCGTTTGTTGGAGCCAATTCTATAAAATCAGTTGTATCTATGTATCCATGCTCGTCGACACATGAGAAATTATAAATGGTAATACTATCTTTTTCGATTTTATAACGCGGGGCGTATTCTTCGCGGCGAATTGTCATTTTTGCCAACGTTTTTCCTAACGATTTACCGATAGCTTCTGCTAAATATAGTTTTGTGTATATAGGACTCATTCTTATTTTTATTTATTCTACTTGTTTTTAAATAAAAATAATTCAATTTTAATTTTTCCTGCTCTTTCGGTTTTTCTGCTTTTTCTCGGTTTTTTAGTTTTTCTCATTTTTCTTGATTTTTTACCTCCCACTCCCCCTATACATTTGTAATATATTCTCCCAAAAAAATAATCCTTTGATTCATTTGTATCCGGTATAACGTTGGTTCTTGAATTTGCTTTATAGTTTTGAAAAGCCTGATCTAATTTCTCTTTTTTAGCTATAGCATCTTTATTTTCTTGTGATTTAAACATCACATACTTAGTTTTTTCATCAATATTACTATAAATTCTGTTTTTTTCAGAAGCTGAATTACATATTTCTTTTACCATATTGCGTGTTTCTCCATCAATACTGCCACTATTCCACCAAACACAATAAACTAAACCTTGTGAGTTTTGCGCCATATAAATATATGGAGAAAATAAGGCACAGTTTATTCATAATATTTCTTGGCATCATCTGTTTCCAGATGGACTTCCGGTGGTGTTGGCCATTCTGTATACGCAATTGCTTTGGTCGTCGGCCTTTCCAGTGCCAGTAATTGCTTGAGTGCCTCCATTCTTCTCTCTAATGGGAACATTTTGGGTGGTAATTTTCGCGAAATTTGCTTCCAACGCCATTCAAATTGGAGTGCCGCTGGCCAATCCGGGAATCCTGATACGTGTGCTGCGCGTGTCCAAACCTCACCTTTTGCCACTTTAGCTCCCGTCGCGTGGGCGCCACCCTTGATCTCCTTATTATGCTGTCTTAAACGGCGGTTAAGATCCACTGTGGCGCCAACATATGTGGCATTATCGCTCGAAACAAGTAAATATACATATGACATTCGTATATAAACATATTAAAAATTATTTAATATATTTATTAAATGACTAAAGTTGCTTTTATCACTGGAATTACGGGTCAAGATGGCTCATATTTGGCGGAATTATTGTTGGAAAATGACTACAAAGTGTGGGGGATTATTCGGCGATCTTCAAATATAATGACAAGCAGGATCGACCATATTTTTGATAAACTGACTTTGAGGTACGGCGATTTAACCGATAGTTCCAATTTGTTAAACATCTTAACTGAGATTAAAAATACATATTCGGACATTGAAAGACTTGAAGTGTATAATTTAGGTGCAATGAGTCACGTGAAAATATCATTTGAAATGCCGGAGTATACTTGTGACGTTGATGCTATGGGGGCATTGCGTTTACTTGAAGC